ATCAGCATCATTATGCCTCTTCTTACTTTCTTTATCATAACCACGAATTTTCTTTTCCATATCATTTTGGTGGGCTATCATAGATTCAGACCACTTCTCCTTATCTTGATTATTTTTACTTCGTTCTACATATTTAGGTTCTTGATCAGCTGGCCCTCCAGCTACAGAAAGGTAAGCAGCTCCCCTATCTTTATAGAATTGACCTTCAGGTAGCTGGTTGTATGCTACAGAATGCTGAGTATCATCATCTTTTTTCTTTTTCCAATCTAATCGTTTAGGATTATTCATTCTATTTTGAGATTCAAAATTATCAGAAGGGAAACCTGATTTATCTATAAAGCTATTCAAAGAATCTAAGTCTTTAGAAAATACATGAGGACTTCGTTCATCCATAAACGAAGCAAGTTTTTCAACACCAGTACGTTTCTTATGTTTCTTTTGTTGATTACTTGACATTGGACGAACCCCTTGCCCTCCATGTGTAGGAGTAAAAATTCCCGCATCACTAGATGTAAACACAGTGGCAGTTCCACCATCCTCTTTTGTCAAACGCTTTTCTCGATTAGCTACATCTTGAGCTGTATTAGGTTTAACACCTTCACTACTAGCTCCTACAGGATTACCAACCATTTTTTCATAGCCTGAAGCATATGCAGCTTGCTGTACAGACTTAGCTTCTTTACGGGAATTAAATGGGCCTTTACTACCCCAGTAATATTTCCCATTCCGTTTAGTTATAGGCATTATTGTTGTTCATCCTCCTCTTCTTCATCAGAGTTATTTGGATGTTGTCGATGAGCACCAGTAGGATTATACATAGCACGGTCTTGATGACTCTGATTAAAGGGGCTATGTACCGCAGGGTCTGGTCGAGCCTTCTCCACATGCACTACTCCAGTACCATTTAGATGGGCAACATAGTCTATACTATCTTGAATAAACCACATCTGTTTTCCATCAGGAGAAACTTGTTTAATGAAGGGCGAATTAAAACCCCTGTCCATTAAACTGGACACCCAAGTGTGTGGTTCATCCATTAGAGTAAGAATATTTTTCTTTGCCCTAGCCTCAGCATACTCATCTATATCCCTTTCTTCTAGAGGAGATTTGTCATGCCAATCGGGAGTTCGCCCCCCCGTTCTCCCACCAAACTTACGTTTATGGGCAGGGATAGTCTTTTCTAAGTCCATGTTTTGAATAGGCATTCCTTCCTCCTCTTCCTCCTCAGGTGGTGGCCCCCCTATTTCTACAGATTCAGGTTCTTGAGGCTGCTGTTCCTGTTGACCTTGTGCTTCTATCTGCTGTTCCTGTTGTTGTAATTGAAGCATTTGTTGTTCTTCATTCATCTTAGCTGTCTGTACCATCTCACCAGAGATTGTAAATTCAGCTTCTTCCATTGATACGTCTTGGTCTTTCAAAGCAACATTAAAACCTAATTGTGCATACTGATTAGCAATAGCAACCTTCTGTTGAGCAAATTGAATACGAGTAGCTTCAGCTTTTTCTTCAGGTTGCGGTAGCCACAGTTCCCAATCCGTAATACCAAAAGCTTCTAAAATTTTAGGGAAAACTTTTTCATGGAAAAGTCTCTGGTCACCCTCAACTACACGACTCATAACTACAAGTTGTTGAGTCTGGGTAGAAAGACCACCGAAAGCCTCAGGAGCACCTTGCCAAGCAGGGGTTACACCCCACATAGCAGCAACACGTTCTCGTATTTCTGCTCTAACGGGGAGGTAATCCATCTCCTGCAAGGTATGGAATAACCGTACCATGTCTACTCTACCCCTATTATTCTTAGAGGATACCGCTACCATAGGAATAAAGTTAGGATCCATACGAGTTTGAGAAGCTATATTAGCCCGTTCTCTACGTAGACTTTCAGGGTCATCAGTAAAGACCATCATCATAGACCCAGGCATCTTCCGTTCAAAGAAGTACCTATATAAATTCTTATCCATTCCAATCAAAGTTAAAACCTTTTCAAAGATAGTAAGAATAGGACTCCAACCATATGTTTCAGATGGAAAGAATTTAGAAAGATGAATTATTTCATGTTCAAATAAATATATATGCTGGCTACGATGATAATACTTATACATCACAGGCTTTCGGTCATGGTTACAATCCGCTTCTTTACATTGACCTGGAATATCAGTTAAATGTTCTCGATGCATCGGACAAGCAAAGTGAGCATTCTTAGGTAAGCCTGCCATATCTAAATCATATTCAACTAAAGCGGGGTTAAGCCTGCGAATTTCTTTAACCTTAGAACGGATACTTGTACCATCATCATAATATTCCTTTACTAAATAAAGGAAACCATCATCGACTACATTAACATCATAATGAAACTGTCTTAAAACCTCTTCTAAGGATTGCCCAAAAGAATTACAATCAGATAGAAATGTACTTAATACTTCTTTCTGTTCAACATCAGGGTCAACTACTAGAGGTTTCCATTCGATACCTCTACGAAAAACTTCCCCTGTGATGTGTGTAACAGGAGAACGTACCTCTTCTACAGACATAGAAATGGTTTGTATATCCATAACTAACTGCTGACGGTATGCCATCTGATGACGTACCCACGTATTTACTACGTGGTCTAAGCCAAACGAGGGGGAAGCAGCCGTATCACCAGAAGACTTCATCAACTCTAATTGACTAATTTGCGAATTCAACTCAGCCATTTGTTGAGTCATAGCTGGTACTTCAGGTAGATATTCAGATAATCTCATAGTTTTAATCCTTGCTTAACGATTGGATATCTGACATAGAAGTAAGCTTAAGTAATGTATTCATAGCCATTTCTTTAAGTACAAAACCCTCACTTCTGTCAGGTTGTTGTTTCAATGTAAAGTTTTCCTCTTCATATTTTACTAATTTTTCCCGTAAATCCAAAACTTCTGACTCTTTCTCTAATATTTCTTTCTCCATATCAGTCTGTTCAGTAAAGGCAGCATTAGCTAATACACCTAAACGAGCAGCTTCCTTAACTACAGCTAAGAATGCTCCCTCTGATAAGAGGGTGACCGCAGAACTATCATCAGGAATATCTCCTTCAGGGTCTAATGACCTTAAATCATCATGCCATGTATCTAATACACGCCACGTTCCTGTCCCATCCTTAGTTGCTACGTATTGATTATTCCTATCTCTTAATGTATTCCCTATCATATTTATCTCCTCTAGTGTAGAGGGCATATACCTCTAAACACACTATTTTCTATTAAACTATCGCCTGATATAACAAGAGCTTGAGCTAGTATAGATCCTATTATAACACAAACACCTAACCCAATTATAAATCCTTTAGCTGATTTCACAAGCACTCCACCCACAAATTTTACAGGTGTTGCAACCACTTTCCTGTACAATGAAGGGCAATTCACAATCACAGCCCACCAACATGGGAAGCATATGTCCAGAAGTCAATACTTCTTTCTCCCTACTTCCTGCACGATATACAGTAATCCCTTTACATCCTGTTTCCCACGCCTGTAGATATGCAGATTGAACATCTTCCTTAGTCGCGTCATTCGGAAAATTAATAGTTTTAGATATACCAGCATCAACAGCTTCTTGAAAAGCTGACTGCATATTAACATGGTCTGTTGGAGAAATATCAGGGGCAGTTACATACACATCCTTCGCCCAATCTGGTACATCATCACGATGTTTAATAGAACCCCCTTGAGCAAGATGTTCCATTAGATTCTCAGAATAGAATCCATATTCTTTAGCAGTTTCCTCAAAAAACTTATTAACATAATATAAAGTCTTTCCTTCTAGGATATTAGATTTCTTCCAAACTAAAGCAAACGTAGGCTCAATTCCACTGGACGTATCAGCAATCATAGAGATAGTTCCAGTTGGAGCAATACTTAATCTACAAGCATTACGAAAGGGAAACGGTGCGGTATAGTCACTATTCTCCCAATCTGGAAAAGTACCCCTAATAATCCCCAAATCTATTGACATTTTGTCAGCAATATCTCTAATGAAAGACATTAAGGTACGTCCCACATTCCGGGCTGTTTCATTATTATAAGGAATTTTTAAGGCAATAAGTAAATCAGCAAAACCCATGATGCCTAAACCTATTTTCCTAGTAGATTTAGTCATTTTATCAATATCAGCAGTAGCATATTGGTTTGCATCAATAACATTATCTAAGAATCTAACTGACAATCTAATTATAGAGGCCAGCTTATCCCAATTAATTTTGGACTCCCACATAGAAGTATTAGAGTCTTGTAAGAATTTAATTAAATTAATAGACCCTAGATTACAACTTTCATTTCCTAATAGAGGTTGTTCCCCACAAGGATTAGTGGCAATCATATCACCATGAAGTTGCTTAACTCTATTATCTTTATTAATACTATCAATAAAGACTAACCCAGGCTCACCATTCTTCCATGCTCCTTCTATGATCATATCAAAAACTTCTCCTGCTTTAACCCACTCCACAATCTTATCTGTCGTAGGATGCACTAAAGGATATTCAGCATGATTTATTACGGCTTTCATAAAATTAGAATCAACACCAACACTAATATTAAAATTATGAATATCCCCCTCATATGTTTTACAAGTAATGAACTCTTTAATGTCAGGATGATATACAGACATGACTGCCATATTTGCTCCATCCCGTTTACCACCCTGCGTTATCATACTAGATACACGGGAAAGAGTTCTCAATACTTCTATTGGGCCACATGCTTTGCCTTGAGTAGTATTAATGGGGTCACCCTTAGGACGAATCTTAGATAATGCGAAACCCGTACCTCCCCCATATTTCTGTACCATAGCTGCATCTGTTGCAGTCTTCATTATACCCTGCATACTATCTTCTAACGGCAAAACAAAACATCCAGATAATGTACCAGCTGGTGTACCAGCATTCATTAACGTAGGTGAATTGGGTAAGAAATATAATTCCGATAGCATTTCATAAAAATCATTAGCCATCAACTCAACTTCAACAGGTAAAGACATATACTTTTGCTCCACTTTCGCTAATGCATTGGCAACACGCCGAAACATTTGCTCTGCATTTTCCTGAGGTTTGCCTGTAGAATCTTTTAAATAATACCGTGTCTCCAAAATTGTTTCGGCTTGTGCAGTAAGTGTTACCATTTATACAACCTCCTATCCTCTATATCCACAATATATACATAACTTACGCTCTGGCACCCAAAATGATGGAGAGCATACCACTTCTTGACAGTCAGGGTTTGGTGCATCTTCTAAAGCATTGACTGATATTTCAGGCTTAAAGTTTAGAAGAGGAGTTCCCCTTTCTGGCATCTTACCTTTTCTTCGTTCTTCTACTTCTCCTTGTTCAACAGATTCCATCCATTCTTGCACACTTCCCAAAGTTTGAATCTTATAGATGGTCGTTTCATATGCAGCAGCTAAAGCCATCGCTATAGAAAAGAAAGCATCTCCATGTCCCATAGGAGTTTGAGGAGCCTTCAATTCATTATTAACTGACAGAATCTGTTGCTTTTGACGTTCATCTTTTAGAAGTCGTAGATTTCCTGAATGCACATATGTCTCAAAAATTTGAGCCATCGTATTCTTACTCTTAGTTGTAAAGGTCATAGGCTTCCATATGGGATCTAACCCACGTTCTTCAAGTTCACCTCTAGTATTATCTACATATCCTCTATCTAAATCAAAACATTTACCTACGTTATTTAGATATTCAATTTGATCAGAGTAACTCCACCCATCTAAAAAGGACGAATGAATTTGTTCAATTATATCACCTTGCCGTCTAAAAATAACTAGATGGGATGGGTGGCGTTTCTTACCCACATCAAACCCCGCAAATAACATTTCATTCTCTTCAGAAGGCCACTTACGAGTTGGTGGAAGATTTACTAAATCACTAGTTTCACACTTAGTTATATCTTCCTCTTCAAAATATGATTCGGTAGAGAAATGAGGAACCAACATAAACTCTGATGAAAACGATTTAGGTCTAGCTCTCTGTTGTTCTAGCAACCATTCCTCATTATATAGCTCAGGCATTAGTACCCTACGCCCAGGTACAGGATCTAGTGCTGGTAATACCCTAGACTTAAAACGACTATCTTCCTGAAGCTTACTAAGAATATCTCCAGGCATCATAGGTGTACCCAAGAC